GTTCCAATGAAATAAAGATTCTCCTAGGGGTTTAAGTAAATAGTCATCTATATTTTTAATAACTGTTTTAATACTTAATGCTGCTGCACCCATAAGCATTGACATGCCTGATGCAGTTCTTGTTGTAGATTGTACTCCTGTTGCTCCATGTGAATATGATGGAATACCAGTTGCTTCATCTGCAAGCTGTCTAAACTTATCAAACATCTGTAAATTTTCTCCTGCTGTATTAGGAAATTTTACACCATGTATTGCTTGACCTGTCTGACCACTCTGTCTTCTAAAAATTTTTCCAGGAAATACTTTCATATCTTGACCTGGTACTAACATAGTTTCATCTACATCAAATACTAAATTACCTGCTAATGCTAAGTTATCAATTGCCATTCTTGCATGACCATTCATAACTTGTTGTGAATCTTCCATGTTTTCTGGAATACCAATACCAAAGAATTGGTATGGATTTAATTCATAAGGACAAATTAAATATGGAATACGCTTTGGTGTAAATGGATTTTCTACCATTCTTAATACTTTACCACCACATATCCATGCATTAATATGAACTACCTCTGAATCTGTATCATAAGATAATCCACACTCATCTGCAATTTTTTTACTAACTGTTCCCCAATATTCTAAAATTTCAAATCTATTTTTATAAATACTTGTAATATTTTCTCTATCATACAAGGAAGATTCAAATCCTCTTGTTTGATAATTAGGACCCATCTTTAAACACTCTTGTACAGCTTCTCTATCGAACATAGGTTTGTCACCTAAATCTTCTAATTGCTGTTTATTATAAGAATGTCTTTGAATTACATAATCACAATCTTGAATGTTAGTTGCATTAGGGTCAGGATAAAAATCCCAACATGATACTGCATCTATCGAAGGTATTGATTTAACTTTTTGTACATGTACATTAGTTAAATTACCTTCTTCATCTTCCATACTATCATAACTATGATATGATTTTGAATCTGTAAATGGACCTTTTAAAATTCCTGTACCAAGTAATGCCATTTCAAAAAATACATGACGTAGTATTGTAATAGCTTTACTTTCTTCTAGCTGATCNTGAATAACTTTTTGCATAGCNTCAGCTGCTAATGTTGCAGGTTCAATTTGTGGTTGACCNTGCGGAGCTGGACCTTCAACAAAACCTAAATTTTTATATTCCTGTGCTAAGTTTCTAAGCAAATCTGTAGCGGTAGCACCTTTAGGTATTTCTTTACCATCACCAGCAAAGCCATATGCGCTTTCAGGTTCTGGTTCTTTAGGTTGTTCTTGTGGATTTAAATGAGCTTTATCCGCAATATCTTCTGGAACAGAAGTAGGAGAAACTCCCAAAGGAAATTTACCCTGTGAAAATAATACTTCAATAATTTGTCCAAAAGCTGCGAGAACTTTTGTCTTAGTTATTTTAACAAAAACTCTAGACTTCTCGTTATCACGAAAAGCCATTTCTGTCCCGTATAATCCTCTATAATTTCTATAAGCTTTTAACCATCTTTTCTCATCATATACTTTAGATGTTTCAGCTTCTTGAAATTTACTTCTAATATGTCCAACAAGAATATTGCCTTCAGTTTCATAGCCAGCTTTATCTTTCTTATCTTCCATATGTATTTACTAGTAATCTCTTTCTTCAGCCATTCTAAAGATTGATGGGTCTACTTTACTTTTTGCTCCTGGTTTGTCATTGCCGTCTCCACTCATAGCACCATGCTTAACTTTAGCATTAGGGTCTATAGCTAACTTTTCATTTTTAGCTTTAGCAACATCAGGTGAAAGTTCTCCATGTTTGTATCTTCCAGTTATTGTCATTGTGTTCTCCTGTTATGTATATTAATAATCTTTTTCATCAGCCAACTTATCAAAGTTAGCATCGATTTGACTTTTGAATTTTTTAGGTTCATGGTAATCAAAATTACCATCTTGTGTTTCGGCTGCTCTTTCTTCTTTTGTATAGCCTACTTTAATGTTTTTAGTTTCCATAGGCTTTTTAGTTCCAAGTGTTGATTCACTTAAATCACCTTGTTTAACTTTAGCTGCTGGATCAAATTTATATTCCATTATATATATCCTGTTATTGTTATGTATTATGTTTTATCTTTTTTAGTGATAAAATATTTTTAGTTGGTATGGTTGTATAGTTACCACCTACTTTTATTGTCTTATTATCTTCAAAACTATAATCAGCCATGACAATAGTTCTGTCAGGATTTTGTTCTACTAACCAACCTATACTACAGCATACAGCTGTTTTAGATTTTTTAATATCAACAATATCATCCCATGAAGATTCGGAAACAATATCTTCCCAGTGTATACTAACTAGAGAATACGGAAAATTCTTTTTATTTATTTTAGGTATCTTTATTTTTTTTGCCACTTAATATCCAAATTTTGTATCTGCAGGATTAAAGTCTTGATTAAACATAGGTTTAAATCTTGCAGCATATCTAGGGTGTGTAGGTCTACTCATACAACCATATCTTAAAGCATCGTAAGCATGGTCTTCTGCGTGAGTATCTACATCTTCTTGATTACTTTTATCGAGGGGCAATGTACTTAAAGTTCTTACTAAATTTTTACAAGTCTTAAAAACTCTTATTCCTGGTTCTTTGTCAGTTATCATTAATCTTTTATGAATCTCTAACTTACCATTAATTCTACTTTTAGGTGATCGATCAGATGGTCTCCATCTACAACCATTTCTAATCATTGTCTCTGCTATACTTGGACCAACATCACCTCGCTTAGCCCATGTACTTGAATCGAGTACACCATAGTTAATATAATCTTGATGTTCTAATTCTAAAACTTTTCTGGCAAATATATCTGCTGTAATTTTTTGGACATACAATTCTCTATAGAGCCATAGATTGTTATTGTAATCAACAGCAAACCATAACACACAAGCAGGAGAAGAATAACCCCAGTCAGCAGCACGAAATTTATACCAACCTTTAGGTATCTCAAAAGGTTCAACCACGTGTGTAACTTTGCTAAACTCTGGAAATGCTGAATCATCATATGCATCCCAATCCCCGTCTAAAAATTGTTTTCTTTGTACTTCTGGTAAAGATGCAAGCATGATATAATAATCATCAGTCTGCATCAAATAGGGATTGTCTTGTAACTTAGCAGGAATAAATCTTCTAGTAATTGATTTAGTTCCTACAGGTGTATCAATCTTTATCTCAAATCTTTTATTAGGCTCTGCAGGTTCAACAAACATTTCTCGTACCCATTATTGTGAACCAATGTTACCTGGATTACCTGTGGCTCGTAAATACACAGGAATATTCTTATCTACTGATCGTAAAGATGATCGTAGAAAAGTTAAATATATCTGGCGAAGGATATTGTGGAAGTTCGTCTATTCCTATCCATGTGTAAGACTGACCTTGGTAACGTAAAACATCTGTCATGTTTTCTGCGTAACCGAACTCGATCTTTGCCCCTGATGGGAATCGCCATTCTTTTTCTTGTTCTCTCCATTTTGCTCCTGGGAACGCCCTGCCATATAAACGTTGAGAATGATTAATTAAATCTCTCAACTCAGGCATCGTCCTTCTGATTAGGAGTGCTCGGTGCTGAGCCTTAGAACAATAGCGTAGTGGGTCTATAAGCATTGCGTATGACTTACCACCGCCTCTTGCTCCACCATAAAATACTTCTCTTTCAGAAGCTGCAAGAAATTCTGTCTGTGGACCTGAGTTAGGTTTGAAGATTACTTCTTGCGTTTTTATGTGCTCTTGTATTGCCTTGGGAGCACTCTNGATTACGTCTTCAGTTATTAGTTGTTGTTCTTTTCCATTTAATGTTTTATTAATGGATAACAAATTACTTTTAACATTTTCTGCGTGACGTTTAGCAGATCGTAATGTCTGCTCTGCTTTAGCAACTTTAGTTCGTGTCCGTGCTAAAATCTGTTTGGCTGACTTCTTGGCTTTCTGTTTGACTTCTTTCTTCTTTGGCTTCGGAGGTGCCACTTCGTTCAATTCTTTTTTTAAGTCCGACATGTGATATGTATCTTCCTGTTTTTCTATGAAGCCATTCTGAAGTTTCTCTCAATGAACAAGTCTTCAAATAATTCTTTGCTTGATCAAGTGCCTCTAATTCTGATTGTATAGGTTCTAAGTATTCTCCTGACGAGTCTGACTTATAACCAAATGGAATTGTTCTAGCTTTTTTCTTTATCATCATCTTTTGCTGGTAATACAAATATTCCATGCAATGATTTCATACTAATATCTATTTGATCCTTTTTAACAATACCAATTCTATCTAATATCTGTTTAGCTGCTTCCATTCTTATGTTAGCATGTGGAGTTGTTCCATCCTCATCTAACATATTAACTATTTTAGTTGCAGCTTTTGCAGAATGTACAGCTAAATAACTCTCTGCACGTTCTACTATTTCTTTTTTTAAATTCTGTACGACTTTAGGATAAGAATGTTCTGAGTAACCCGCCAACTCTCCCGCTTTTTTGGGATTTCCTTGGGCTTCCCCGAACAATACGTTTAGAAACTTTTCCTGTGAATCTGTCAAGCTTCTTTTTTGATTCGGTATTATAGTAGAATCCATGTTTTGCATTTATTATCTCCATCATGTCACTGAAGGATATATCTTTTAGTTTGTTAATCATTGTTTTATTCTAGTTTGTGGGAATTCCTAGGAAAATTCCCCTAGTTAAGCATGTAAGTCAGTGATGACCTCTTTCTTTCTAAGTATATTATAATAATAATTGTGTCCTTTTGATTTACATTGTGCTTATTATTATAGTATAGCGATTATATCGATTTTGTCAACCTATATTTTAATATATTTTGTGGGTGCGACAGAGTTGCACAAATTAATCGTTGACAAAATTGGAATAGGGGTGTATAATAGAATTGGTACCGACCAGGGGGGTCCTATATCCATAGTATAGGTACTTTTACAACTACCCCCTTAGGGTATACATAGGAATATTGTCGGAATATTTAGCCCTAAAATGTAGCCACTAGGTGGTTTACATGGGTTTTAGAGATTTTCTGGCATTGGTGTATATATCCTATAGTATAGGGGGGGT